TGATACAGAGTCTCTGTGGAAATCGGATACAACTACTCAAGTTGGAGATATAGTATCTCTGAAAGATAGGAACTATGCTTACTTTAATATCATAACTGGGACAGGTACTGCTAATACTACAAGTATTATAGCACACAGTGCTTTAGACGTAAGCGCAAGTATTATAGTATCTTCTAACTTCTTAAATGTTAAAGCATTTGGAGGTAATGTAGATATAACAAGTGCTATTCAAGCTTGTGCCAACGCCTTACCTTCCGAAGGGGGGACAATAGATGCTAGAGATATTGTAGGTACTCAAACCCTGACTGATGGTATCTTCGATAACGTGAGGAAGCCTATAAAATTCCTAGGAGGTAATACTACCTATGAAACAGATCTTTCTACTATAAATCATAACATACATGCAGGTACGATAATAGAGGGGGGAGGTACGACCTTCCAATCAGATGTAGTGAACCCAGAGCCGGTTAATGGAACTAACAGTGGGTACTTTACTACGATGGTAGATAATACAACTGGTAGTATCACCTCTGGGTCAAGGACAATAACAGTAACCTCCGTTTCTAATATAGAGGTAGGAGATTCTATTGGTATACGTGGAGCGTTAGGAGGGGATACTAATCAAGAGACTACTGTTAACGGTGCATTAGCTATAGATGCAGTTACAATACCTATAAATGCTAGTAATAGTAACTTCCCCTCTAGTGGGTTTATCTACATAGGTACAGAAATTATAGAGTATACCGGAAGAGATGGTTCTAATTTTACAGGTGCTACCAGAGGTGCTTTAGGGACTACAGCGTCAACACACTCTGATACAGATAATGTTCAAATAGTTTTAAGACTGAATGGACTTGTAGATTCGATCTCTGGTTCAGATGTCACTCTAAGAGATGCAGACTTGGCAGCTACAAACACAGTTTCAGGAGCAGTAGTTCAGACTGGGCAAAAGGGTGTCAAATTTCAAGGAGATTTAACTATAGATGGAAGATTAGATAGAGCTGGTACTCTGTCTTCTATCAACACTTTTGGTATAAAGGGACGGCTAGCAAGTGAGCTTTACGTTGGAGAAGATGTTAAATTAATTAATTGGGATCATGGTGGAGTTCATATAAGTAACACCTACAAATCACACATTTTAGGTAAATATAAAGGTAATGGAGTCCCCGCTAATTCTAATGGTGCGGATATCTGGCTATTTCAAAGTTGTAATGAAAATATAGTCAGCCCTGTCTCAGCAGAAGACGGATATACCTCCATTATACTAGACGATAGAACTACTGGATCAAGTGACTTAGACGGGCCTTGTAGTGACAATGTAATTAAAATCCCTACAGTTATTGGGTACGACCGCGCATGTGTAATAGCAGGATCTAGTAGGAATTATATTGAGATACCTTACGCATCTACAGATAAAGATACTTTTAAAATTGTAGATGATCAAGGCACAACCTCTAGGGTTTCGTCAGAGAATACTATGAGCGGAGGTGTATTAAAAAGTGCAACCACATACTATGCCAGTATCGGAGGTACTTCTAACAAGGCCGATATAAAAACAGTATCAGGTAATGTACTTGTCGAAGATGGGAACTCTTTAGTAGTACAGCCTAGTAAGGTATTGGTTAAAGATACTACAGTAGATTTCGCATCTCTAGCCTCTAATGCTAGGGGATCTGTAGATGTTACCGTTACAGGAGCTTCTTCTGGTACAGTAGGTGGCGCAGCAGGAGATGCAGTTAGATTGGAATTTACAGATCCAGGAATGAACGATGCTACCTTGAAAGGTTTCATTATAGATGCGTGGGTTCATTCGTCTAATACAGTAAGAGTACAAGCATTTAATGCAGATACAGCTACACATGATGCAGTCTCTATTAATATAAGGCTGACTGTAACTGGAGCTGTCGCTAATCTCCCTTAATTATGAATAAAGAACTATTAGCAATCAAGGAAGAGTGTGAGAACAGCTTAAAGGCTTATGCTCAATGGGTATCTCCAGATAGATACTACGGAGATGTACACTTTGACTTATTTGATTACTTCCAATATGGAGAAGCGAAATGTAAATTAGCACTTATTCCCAGAGACCATCAGAAGAGTTGGTGCGCTGCGGTGTATGTGTCTTGGGTGTTAACTGTGAAACCTTGGTCACGTATAAACTATGTATCTTGGTCAGAGAGTTTAGTTCTCGCACAGATGACTTCGATACAATCTCTACTCTTCTCTGAACCACATAGAGAGTTGTGGCCTGAACACCTTAACTTTGAGAGAGATGCTAGAAAGAATACAATGGTACATAAACCAACAGAAGGGTGGAATAAGATGAACTTCTACTTAGATCATCCTTCTAGAAAAGATAGAATGGTACGAGATCCAAGTGTACGTGCTACTACAGCTAAATCTGGTAATACAGGTATGCACTCAGATGTAACAGTATTTGATGATCTAGTTACAGATGAAAATTGGGACACTGTAGCAGGTAAGGAAGATGTACTAAAATGTTATAAATCCTTTGCTAAGATTAACTCCTCAGGAGGGCATTTCATAGCAGTAGGAACTAAGTATAGTGAAGATGACCTATACACTAAGATGTTAGATATAGAATATACTGTTAAAGGTGAGAAGTTTAAGAGATGGAATGTATTCGAGAGAGTAGCAGAAGATTCTTACAGACGTACTGGAGACGGTAACTTTATTTGGCCTAAACAACAAATGCCTAACGGTGAATGGTATGGGTTTGATGAAGAAGAATTAGCAATTAAGAAAGCAGATGCTTTGATTGATGGAGATTTAGGGTTATTTTATGGACAGTATTACAATGACCCATCAGATGAATCTACTAATGTAATTAAACAAAGTGATTTTAAGTATCTAGATCCTAGGCACTTAGAGCAACAAGGTAAAGACTGGTATTACTTAAATAACAAACTTAAGTTATACGCAGCAGCAGATTTAGCTTGGACTGACTCAAGTTCTATTAATGCTAAGAGAAGAGATTATACAGCAGTAGGAGTAGTAGGTATAGATGATGAAGGTTATATATACGTATTAGCTTTAGAAAGATTTCAAACAGATAAGCCAGAGATATATTACGAAAGAATAATAGAGTTATATGAGTACTGGCAGTTTAAGAAGATAACTGTAGAAACAAATGCAGCAGGTAGCATAATTAAGAACTTCTTACAAGATGAGATAAGAAGGAATGGTGGAAGGTTAGAAGTAGAAGGTAAGGCACATGTATCTCACTCAGGAAAGAAAGAGGAACGTGTAGCTAATGCCCTACATCATAGGTATCGTAACGGAACTATCTACCATACTAAGGGTGGACTAACCAAGTTACTAGAAGAAGAGTTAAAGCTAGCTAAACCACCGCACGATGATTTAAAGGATGTCTTGGCTATAGCAATAAGCGAATGTGTGGCCCCTCTTAAAAGAAGAGGTCTACAAAAGAGAGACTTAAATAATGTGATCCAACTGAGTAGATTTGGTGGATCGAGAAGATCAAAAAGGTAACGTATGTCTGGAGAAACAGCAACTACACTAGGAGCATTCAAGACAAGTGCAGATAAGGCAGAGTTTGTTACTCGCCTATGGACTGAATGGGATGCAGCTAGAGACCCTGCTATTAGTAAGTGGAGAGAAGTAGAAGCATATAGGTATGCTACTGATACTGCATCATTGCCTAATGCAGCAGGAGCTTTTACACATAGCACTCATACACCTGTAGTATCTTCTATAGCTCAAGACTTAGAAGCTATTATACTACAAGTAGTATTACCTCATGATGATTGGTTTACTTTTGAACCTATGGACTCAAAGGCAGCTCGTAAGGAGCAACGTAAGACTATAGTATCTTACTTAAAGAATAGGCATGCATTGAATGGCTACAAAGATGAAGTAGCTAAGTTAAGATCAGATTTCGTTACCTATGGTAATTGTTTCTCTCAAGTATTTCATATGAACGATTCGAGAGAAGATAAGTCTGGGTATGTTGGTCCTAAGATGAAGAGAATTAGTCCATACGATATAGCCTTCGACCCTACAGGTACAGACTTTGAGTCAGCTCCTAAAGTGATAAGAGAGATAGTAACACTAGGAGAACTTCTTCGTAGAGGGCAAAAAGGTGACTTCGATTTAGAGACTGTAGAGAAGCTTCTTAAGCATAGAGGTAATTACGCACCTTCTGATGCAGGTGAAGAGAAGAATGAGCAGTATGTACCACTAGGTTTTGGTACTTATCAACAATACATACAAAGTGGCTTTATTGAATTACTATGGTTCTATGGAGATGTATATGATTCTCAGAACATAGAGTTACACGAGTCTCAGATAGTAGTAACAGCAGATGCTACTGATACTTTACTAGAAGATGTTATTAAAACATCTAGTGGTAAACCTCATATTTTTCAAAGCGTATGGGAGAAACTCCCTGATAACTTATGGGGAATGGGTCCACTAGAGAATATTATAGGATTGAATTATCAGATTAATCATAGAGAGAATTCTAAGAGTGAAGGATTAGATAGGACTATATACCCAGATAAGGTCTATATAGGTGATGTAGAAGAGATGTATGATGATGAAACAGGTCAAGTTACTTATTTAGCACCAGAGGGTGGTAATGTAACAGATCTTTCTATTAATACTCAGTTTCTTAATGCAGACTTACATATAGATAGGCTTACACACTCAGCACGTTCAGCAGCACGCCTACCAAGCGATCTAACAGGCTTTAGGTCTCAAGGTGAGAAAACCTTAGGGGAAGTAACAGCGTTGACTGACGGAGGCATGAGAGGCTTTGTAGATAAGGCAGGAGACCTTGAGAGGAGTTCTTTAGAAAAACACCTTAAAGCAGAAATAGAATTAGCGTATGACAACTTCGGATCTTCCTTTAAAGTGCCTAATCAATCTGAAGGTGGTTTCATAGAAATGCTTAGTGTTACTAAAGAAGATTTAGCTGTTAATGGAGTATTAATACCTAAGGGAGCTAAGAGGTTTGCTAGAAAGAATCAGATACTTACCTCACTAACACAATTAAGTGCTACTCCATTAGCTCAGTTAGCCTTACAACATATATCAGGCAAAGCAGCAGCTAACTTAATGGCAGAGTTACTAGAGGTACAAGATACTGGGTTATTTGAAGAATTCGCAGCTATCGTAGAACAAGGTGAAGCTCAGCAAGTTATGAATCAATTAGAGCAAAGCAATGCAATGCAAGCAGCACAGCCTGGAGTGGAAGAACAATTATTAACTCAACAAATAGAAGGAGTCTAGTATGGCACAGGTAAGGATACCTAGTTTCTTAACTCACTTAGACAAGAGTGAGAAAGAGCAAATGATGAAGCAATTAAAATCTTGGAAAGGGTGGGCAGTTGCAGAACATTTAAACAAGTTTCTAAAGAAAGAACTAGACAGACTCATTATGGAAGATGAGAAAGAAGATTACAAATCAGAATTTCAAACAAGTCGAAAGCAAGCATTCCGTCTAGGGAGACGAGATGAGCTTAGACGATTAATTAAAGACTTAGAATAGTCTTTTTCAGGAGCAATACCAATGACGTTTCAAGACCAAGAAACTCCAGAACAATCAACAGACCAGTTGACGTTCACCGTAGGAGAGAGAACTTTTGATGCAGGTACAGCAGCTACTAAGATAGAAGCAGCAGATACTCACATTAAAACTATTGAATCAGAAAACCAACAGTACAAAGATCAACTTGCAGCTTTACAAGCTCAGGTAGCTCAGAGTACTAAGTTAGATGATGCATTAGCTCAACTACAGGCAGGAACTCAAGAGAGCCAAACTACAGAGGTTACCCCTTCTGTTAGTGCGGAACAGATCGGAGCGATAGCAAACAAGCAGATAGAGGATTACTTAGCAGCACAAAAAGTACAGGAGGCACAGAGTGCAGCCCAATCTTTAGCTGAGAATACTTTTAAAGAAACAGGTAATAAACTAGCGGAGATATACGGAGAGAAGGTAGATGAGGCTGTAAAGGCTAAAGCAACTTCTTTAGGTGTAAGTGTGGAGTCTTTATATGATATGGCTAAATCACCTACCTCAGCAAGCTTACTACTTGAAACAATGAAAGTACCCGAATCTGCTAATCAATCAGCCCCTTCGGGTTCATTTAACACCCATAATCTACATCAGAAAGCTCCTGAGCAGCTTGTAGACTATAGTAACGGTGTTACTTCAAGCACAGTAATGGATGCTCTAGCAAAAGCTGGTGCAACTTACTAACTAACTAAGGAAATAAAACAATGGCTCAAACTACTGGTAATAGTGTCAATATTATCAAGCAACAAATCTATGGCGAGATGTTACAAGAATCTTACAAAGATAACTTGCTAGGTATGATTGGCATGAACGATCTAACTTCACAGTTCCCTATCGGGGATACTTTCAATGTAGATCAAATTGGTCAAGCATCTTTATCTGATTACTCAGAGAATACAGAGATTGACTATTCAGCAATTGATACTTCACGTATCACACTAGCATTAACTGATTACGTACAAGATGGTTTCTTTGTAACAGATAAGCTAAAAATGACAGCAGGTGGTGCAGCAGATCGCTTATGGTCTGTACGTACTAAAGAGAGTGCTTATGCTTTCGGTAAACGTATGGAAGCTGACTTGTATGCAGCAGCTAACGCTACTCAGACAGCAGCAGATCCAAACAACATCAATGGTCAGCCTCATCGTATTGCATTAGCTACTGGGTATACTGCTCAGGATTTTGTCGATACAGTTGCAGATCTTAAACTATCTTTCGATAAAGCTAATGCACCTGAATCAGGTCGTATCTTAATCGTAGATGCTAAGACAGAGAATAAGCTTAATAAACTAGGTACTGGAGCAGTAATTGTTGCAGATAGTCCTCGTTTTGAAGGTTTACTTGAATCTGGTTTTGCTAAATCTCATAGATTCATCCGTAACATACATGGTTTTGATATATTTGTATCTAACTTACTTCCAGTATCAGCAGCAGCAGAGACAGTTTCTACTATAGCTACTCTTGCTGGTTCAGAAGTATGTATTGCAATGTGTGTAGCTGATGAAGATTGTAAGCCTATGATGGGTGTTATTCGCCAAAGACCTACTGCTGCTTTCGAGCGTCAGGAAAGTAAGAAGCGCGATGCATGGTCATCTACAGCTTATTGGGGTTTTGCATTATATAGACCTGAATCTTTAATCTGTTTAATTACTGACAACTCATAATAAGGAGGCTATAACATGGCTTTAGAAAATGTAGGTGGACGACAAACCTTTTTTGGTGCGCTACCTGATAAAAATAAGTTTGGTGGAAAGATTCACTATTCTGGATCTGTTAAAGAGATTCGTTATAGTTTCTCTTTTGATGATATGCCAGCTACAGATAGCGGTAACGCAATGGTTATTGCAATCCCTGCTGGTGCTAAAATAGTTGATGCAGTACTTAAAGTAGGTACAGCTTGGGTAGGAGGTACTAGTGTTGCATTAGGACTTACTGATCAAGATGGTACAGCTAACGACCCTGATGGGTTAGTTACAGCTACTCAAGGTGCTACAGCTAACTTAACGGCTGGTGCTGTTATCACTGGAACAGGGTCCTTGGTTGGTGCTGTCGGTGATGCTAGTGCAGATCAAGTATTTACTTCTCTAGTTGTAGGTACTTACACTGCTGGTACTATGGATGTTATCGTAAGATATCAAGCCTTTGGTGCTGATGCAGCTTAGATGGAACTTATTAGACTAACTGTTGTCTAATACAGAAAGCCCCTTCGGGGGCTTACTTTAATTAATAGAATGGTGTATAATGGCTAAATTAACTTTACTATCCGTTGTAAACTCCTATATGGACTATACAGATGGGTACAGAGTATCTACTATTGATGATACGATAGAGTCTCAACAACTAGCCTCTATTGCCGAGAAGGTGTTTAACGACTTAGTAAATGATATATTTGCTAACAACTTAACTGAAAACCTTGTTCAATTAGAATCTCTAGCAGATTCAACTAAACCAAATTACTTAAGACTCCCTGATACAGTAAGCCGTATTAAGGACTCTAAGGTTATGTACAATAAAGCTACTGGAGAGACCGGAGCTACTACCCTTAACTTAGCAGAGGTTCCTTATATGAGACCTCAAGACTTCTTAGATGAAGTAGGTAGAAGAAGTACTAACCAAACTAACACACAAGTAGTTACTGATTACAGTGGCTACCAGATGGTTATCCAAAACAAAACAGCTCCTCAATTCTATACATCCTTTGACGATGAGCACTTAGTATTTGACTCCTTTGACTCAGATGTAGATTCAGTTTTACAATCTAGTAAAAGTGCAGTACTAACTTCTGAACAGAGGACATTCACACAATCGGATACTTATGTAATAGATTTCCCTGAATGGTTCCACACTACTTACTTAAATGCAGTAATAGCAGAAGGGAGTGAGGTGCTAAGAGAGGAGCCTATATTCAGCATAGCTAGAAAAGCTAGAATGGGTATTATAAGAGCTAGGAAGAAAGAGCGTATTGGAACCAAAGGAATAGAAACTAGAAAGAGGAATTACGGACGATGAGTATGTACGATCAAGTTGTAATAGGTAAGACACTAGCAGGTAAACAGATAGCTTACCGTGTACCAGAAGGTAAGTCTTTATATGAAATTTACTTTGTAGGTGGAGGTAAAGTACCTCACGACCTAACAGGTAATTGGACAGATACTAGACAGATAATTAATGCTGTTAAAGCTTACTTATTTAGAGATAGTCAGTCTAAAATAACTAAACCTAAAGTTAAGAGTAAAAAGTAGATGCCTAGATCCAGAGGAGATAAGGAATACCTTATACCTATAAAAGGTCTTAACACAGAAGCCACCTCTTTGAATTTTCCTCAAGATTCATTTGTAGATGGACTTAACTGTGAGCTAAGATATAATCCTCTGAGGCTTCAATGGAGGAACAGCATAGTTCCTTTAACCCCAACCTTCTCCAGTTCTGCGTACAATGTTCCAGAGAATACGACGATTGATACTAGCTACTATCTATGGGAAGCTCCTAATAATGATCCAAGTCTTCCTATACTTTGTGTTAAGATAGGAGGCTATTTACATTTTTATGATGTAAGTGTTCCAGATTCGATAAGTATAATAGGTAAAAGATTAGAGTTAACAGATGTTGTAAGTGGGACATCTGTAGGAACTATAGCTAATGCAGCGGCAAAGCCAATGGATTTCGTAGATGTAAAAGGTAGACTATTGGTTGTAAATGAAGCAATAGATCCTACTTTAGTAGAATTCGATGGAACCTCTTCTTTTACAATGAATGCTTTTGACTTATTTATTAGAGATACATTAGGTATTGAGGATGGGACAGAAATAGATGAAAGACCAGCGACTCTTAGTGAAGAACATGAGTATAATTTATTAAACCAAGGTTGGTCTCAAACAAGAAAGTCTGCGCCTGCTGGAGCTTATAGTAGCCCTATATCACAGTATTTTACATCTAAAGCTTTATATCCTAGTAATGCAGATATAGTGGACCTAGCAATGGTAGAGAATACAGGAGAGCTTATCTTCGATCCTACTAGGTTAGATGATTTGTACTTTGGAAGTACACCTG